TCCTGAACTGACTATTGAGTATGGTCGCCTTGACAAAAACCTTCCCTTCTGATATAAAATGAACTTGTGGAAAAATTACAAAAACTTTCTTTTTGAAACATTTTCAGATTTACAATTAGATTGCAATTGGGCAAACTGGACCGGTGATGACATTAACCTAGAAGCTTCTATCTACACCAGTCCATACATTCTCAAATCTCGTTCTGTTGAAATCTGGAATGAAAAAACCTGTATTTACAACAACATCATTTATCCAAGAACTGGTAGTGATCTTCCATGTTTCGGAATGGATTTAATGTGCTTCTTCCCAAAGAAAGTTGTAATCACTTTTGACTTTCAACATCCTAGAGATAACTATCTTTTTTCTGTTGATGAACTTCCAAAGTGTGAAGGTGGAATTAGGTTTTTTGAACCTGGAAATCATTTCTCAGAAAATCTTTTTGTTACAAAATGTGCTTCTGATGAGATTGATAATTATCTTGATATGTTTAAAAGGTACTTGACTATTTACAAAAATATGATAGAATTTAAGAAACCCTTAGGATTAGACTTTTCCTCTTACTGTTCTTTTGACAAATATATGAAAGAACTTGATCCAGTTGCTGGTTATCTTTCTAGTAAATTTGGAAAGGAAAAGTCTGAAAGTCTTGTAAACGATTTTCTTTTCTGTTATGATTAATTCCTGGTCTTTACTTTACGATGAATTAAAAATGTCTAAAAACTTTGAAACAACTTATGAGAGTTCAATTCCCAATCAAGATTATTGGGAGAATGATGGTATTAGTATGACTGGAAATCCCTCCAATATTTCTCCCGATACAATCGTTTTTGGAGGTACTCATCTTCCAGGAGGTATGGGAGACGATCATATCAGTTTTACTGGATATCCTTATCCATCATATACTGTTAATACTGATACTACACTCAACCTAACGAATAATTGCCCCGCAATTCCTTGGAAATACAACGAGGAGAAGGTTGTAAAAGAACTGCTAGAGTATATTCGTGGAACTTATAATCAACACTATTCTGCTGGTGATGATAAAATCCAAACTCTGGATTTGATTGAAGCTTGCGGTGATGGTGAAGCATTCTGTCGCAGTAACATTCTTAAATATGCTTCACGGTATGATAAGAAAGGTACTGCTCGTCGTGACATTATGAAGATTCTGCACTATGCTGTGCTTCTAATGAACTTCAACGACAAGAACGCAAAACGTGAAGTCTATTCTCAATGATAATGAAACTGAAACCCCAAATTATGAAACTCTCTGACAAAACTCTTACTCTTCTCAAGAACTTCTCCTCTATTAACCAATCAATTTTGTTTAAAGAAGGTAGTTCACTTCGTACCATTTCTGTAATGAAGAATATTCTTGCAGAAGCAACAATTGAAGAAGAACTTCCTAAGGACTTTGGTATCTATGATCTGAATCAATTCCTGAATGGACTCAATCTACATCAGAATGCAGAACTTGACTTTGTAAATGAAAGTTATGTTGTAATTAAAGAAGGTAGGTCACGTTCCAAATACTTCTTTGCTGACCCAAGTGTTATCGTAACACCTCCCGATAAATCTATCTCACTTCCCTCTGAAGATGTTTGTTTTGTTCTTGATACTAAAGAACTGGATAAACTTCTGAAAGCTGCTGCCGTATTACAACTACCGGATTTGTCTGTGGTTGGTGAAGCAGGTGTAGTAAAATTGGTGGTTCGTGATAAGAAGAATGACACCTCCAATGACTTTTCTATTGTCGTAGGTGAGACCACTGATGTGTTTACCTTTAACTTTAAGGTTGAGAACATCAAGATCATTCCTGGCAATTATGATGTAGTTATTTCGCAGAAACTTCTTTCACGTTTCAAAAATACTGGATTTGCTGTAACTTATTATATTGCTCTGGAACCCGATTCTACTTTTGGATGAATATCTTTGTAACTTCCGAGTTTCCTGCAGAGAGTGCCATTTGTCTTCCAGATAAACACGTAGTTAAGATGCCCCTAGAGTGCTGTCAGATGCTCTCTATCGTGGCATCAGAGAAGTGGGGGCACAACTACGGAACCCTCCCTAAGACCGATGGCACCCCCTACAAGACCGATAAGGGTGCCTTCCGTAATCACCCCTGCACCAAGTGGGCATCAAGCACTATTGATAATGCCTATTGGTTAATCAAATGGGGTATGAACTTGTGTGATGAGTATACTGTGAGGTATAATAAAACTCATTCGTGCTATAAGACACTTGTAGATGCTTACTATTTGTTTCCCAAAGGTAAGTTGACGAATGTAACTCCATTTGCTCGTGCTA